GACCTGCCCCCGCCGATAGAGCATCTTGCCCAGCGTCGCCATCAGTAGTGCCCTCCGCCTCTCGTCGCGAAATTCTTGGGTGCCATATACTCCAGCGCCAGCAGCGTGAAGTAGCGGTCCAGGTCGATGAAATCCTTGCACGCCCCCCGCTCCCCGTCCGCCCCCGTCCAGTTCTCCAGCGCGTAGATGCTGTTCGTGCACTCGTCGCTCACGAAGAACTTAGGCTTGTTGAAGAACGAAATCGCCTCATCCATTTCGTAGTCCAGCGCCGTCGTGATCTTCGCGATCCCCTCCCGCAGATCGTCCCCCGGCGTCAGATCGAAGAACAGATTCAGCGCCTCGAAATCCGTCAGCAGCGTGGTCGGCTCGTCATTCTCGACCTTCGGCGCGCTGGCCGCCCTCGAGTCGATGAAACGGCCGGCGATCTCCTCTTCCGCCCCACTTCTCTCGTCCCACTCCGCGACAGGCTGGCGCGTGCCGTGGGCCCGGATCGCCTCCTGGTCGGCCGCCCAGTCCTTCCACCGCTCCAGCCGTGCGATCTCCCGCTTGTAGCGCTCGAGGCCCCATCCGAACGCATTCTGTGCCGGTCCCCGGTCCCCATCGTGCTTCGTATCGCTCGGCACCGCCCAGGGCCCCGGCACTCCGACCTCCGGAATCTCGTAGCCTCCCGGCCACTCGCGGTAGAGATACGCCGCCTCCGGCAGAACCCGGTACCACTTGAACACGAAATTCCGCCCGCTCGCCGGATCGCACAGGAAGTAATTCGTGCCCTGCTTCGGGATCGACGCCGCCGGCACCACGTGCACCTTCCGGTTGAACTTTGGAAACGCGACCCCGATGATCTTGCTTGCCACCCCGTACAGCCGCTCTTTGAGCTTCGCCGGCGGGTCCGACTTGTGCAGTGCATACAGCGAATGGGGATTGCTGTACGGATTGTCCGACGAATGGAAGAACACCACCGCCCGCGAATCGTCCTGCGTCTTGAGCACCCTTGGCACCCGCTCGAACCGCCGGCCCGTCGGCACCGGCAGCGGTTGCCCGAGCGGATCGTGCGGACACACATAGCCGCGCCCGTCGATCCCGAACGCCAGATCCGGCAGCGGCTCCTTCCCGTCCTTCGGCAGCAGAAACGCCGGCTCCTCGATCACCGGCACCGCCCCGTCGTGAAACATCCCGACGCACCGCGTATACCCATCAATCGGCGTGAACGTAATGATGATCCACCCGTCGCGCGTGGCGACGCGCGACTTCAGGATGTTGACCCACGTCGCCCGCAGCCGCTCGTCCGCCCAGATGATATCGAGGTCCCCGCCCTCGATCGTGCTCACATCCTGCTCGTAATTTCGGAACGTGCACTCCGCCGCATTCGGCAGAACGAACTTATCATCGCTGAACCCGTTCTTCTGCGAATAGCTGATGTACTCGCGGGCCGTTTTGACCTGGCGCCGGTTCTCGGGCGGCATATAGCGCCACATCAGCGTCTGGTGATAGTCGATGGACATCTGGTGCGTGGAGTGAAACACCCAGGCCCGCGCCGCATCCCGGTAATTCAGCAGCATCTGCGTTCGCTTCCCGGCGTACTCCGACTTGCTCCCCCGGTTCGCCCCATTGATCATCAGGATCCTGATTCGGTTCTTATACTGAACGCGCTCCCTCACCTCGCAAGCCCATGCCTTGTCGATCCAGGGCCACTCGACAAGCGCATCGCAAATCTTCCAAACCGGCGGCTCATACCCGAAGCGCAGCGGATCGTGCTTCTCGCGGACGATCAACTCCTCTCGCTGCCGCATCAGATCCATCCACTTGACCGACCCCATCGTCAGCGCCTCGTTCGCGGTCGGGATGCGCAGCACCGGATGCGCTGTAGGCTCAAAGCTCACCTTGCCGCCGCCCCCCACAGCAAGCGTCCCAGCGCAGCGCGAAGCGAGCGCAGCGAGCAGAGCCGTCGAAACGTCCCATCGACTTCAATCCCCAGCGGCGCCCCCTCCTCCGTTGAAGCGAACACCCGCCACCTATGCTCAACCCCCGACCGCGGATCCCTCGACACGATCTCCCGCACGCACACCCACTCCGGCCCGCGCTTTTCCATCTTCCGCCACCGCGCCGCCACCCCCATCAGCCCCCGCCGCCGCGCACTGTCCCGCCGCCGCTCCAGCTTGGAGCGCCGCCGGTTAGAACAAACAGCTAACTGTCTCGAAGTCATATTTGATTGTTCGGCGAGGGAGGCATTTCAAATGCCCTGCGCACTACGATGCTTGCCAGCGCCGCGAGCACTTTCAGTTCTTCGTCCGCAAGGGTGGCCATGAAGCCGACAGCCATGCGGGTGAAAGCCACTTGCACCTCCGATTCATCGTTTTCGATACTCGCGCCTGGATCGTAATAGATGAGAGCCATCAGTTTGCGGCGATCCCGCGCCGAACCAGCAGAAGCAGGGTACGCCTGCCCCGGCATGGCGTTGGTCGGTTGCGTCATGGTTTTACCTCGGGGCAGCCGCCCCTGTTCTTGTTGTTGTGCTTACTGCATTTCCGCGCCAGTTCCACCAGCCACCGCGCGAAGTCGGGCGGGGTCCGCTCCCGCGCTGCATGGTGCAAGCTCGGCTTCCATCCGGGCGAGCCCTTGCGCCGTTGCAAAGGTCTCGTATACGGGCAGATCAATCGTTCCGGCTCGCCGTCCCGGTGGGGCATGGCCGGAATGTCCGATCGTGCGCATCCCACGACGTACAGACACGTCGGTTTCGATGCGAGGTGGCCCCAGTGGAACTGGTCAACAGCCAGCGTGATTCCGCCGGAATCGTCCGGCAGTCCGTCCGGGAGTGCGCAGCCGCACTCTCGGAAGAGCGTGCTTCGCGCTGGGTGTTCCAACACCCCGCCCCAGCGCCGGACCTGCTCCACGGCCCACACAGCAAGGGCGTGTTCGTGCGGCGGCGCCTTCGCCAGATGCTTCAGGCTTCCCCATGTCCGACACGGAGGATGCGCCACCACCGGGCACCCGCCCGCCCACGTCCGGGCGTCGCGGGCCTCGTCGTAGCACTCCACGCCGGGCATCGTCTTGTAGATGCTGTCGGCACGGACGAAGAGCACAACAATCGGCTGCACCATTACGAGCCTCCCGCTTCGCGTCCGGCTCTAAGGTGAGCCGGGGCGTTCGCAACGAGATCGACGTGGGTGATCGTCTCGACCCAGCACACGGGCGCGTCGCGCTCGTATTGGTTGAGCGTTTCGCGCACCGCCTTGATCGCGGTCTCGATGTCAGGCGCGACGATCTGGCGGGATGGTTTGTGACCATGGCCCACGTCTGCCATTGTCAGCTTGTAGAGGAACATCGGCTTGTCCATGTCAGTTTCCTTTCAACTCGGATTGCGAACCAGCCCGTGGAGTGTACGGCGCTCCCGCGCCGCCACTCACGGCATTGTTGGAACTCACGCCCCACAAGTGCGACATGAGCCTGTCCGCGATGGCCGATGCTTCAGCGGGCGTCAGCTTGCCATTCGCTCCATCGAGGATCGGCATGGCAATGTTCGCCTGCCACGAAAGTGCATACGCCGGATCGCACTGCAAGGCTGTTGCCATTCTCCGGTATGCCTTGGCTACGCGGCGATTCTTCCAGTTCGACCACCGGACACGAAGACGTTCCAACAAGGGGCTGGAGCGTACAGCTTGCCCGGCCGGCGGTTCATTCCTATTCATTGCTTCCTTTCGGGCAAGCTGTCCGCTCACCCCCGACGTTCGGCTTCTGCCGTTGCTCGTACTGGCGCATCCACGAGGGCACGTCGTCGGGGCCGCCGCATCCGATATTGAGATAGTCGAGGAGAGCGTCCGCGATCTGGCTACGGGCGTTGAGTAGCCCATCGCAAACCGTGCGAGCGCATGCGTAGGCCAGCGCGTCGGCGGCCAGATCATGAGCCGAACAAGGCGGTTCAGAAGTACCGCCCGAAGCGGTCGGCCTCTGACCGCCAGCGTTCGCCAGAGCACGCGATAGCGGTTCCTGCACTCCCGGATGTGCGGTGGCCGCACCGAACAGGTCTATGTCTTCCTGCGGCATCTGATCGCAGTCCGACAGGTAACAGTCCGACAGGTCGCGGATAGCAAGCCAGCACTCGCGGGCCGCCACATTGACCCGCTGGCGAACCAGCGGAGGCACCGTACAAGGTGCCCGTGTCGCGTTGTCACTCATTCGATCCTCCTTGGCGGGCACCTTGCCGGTGCTCCGTCGTGTTCGCCTTCTGTGCTGCGCGCCATCCGGCCGCGAATGCACGGTGCATCCGGTTCTCCAGATAGTGGGCCTGCATCGCCGGGGCGTTCAGCGTCGTCGGAGCGGAGCACGACTTGCCTTCGTCGCCACCGATCCAGTCGCCCCACGCCACAGCAAAGGGGTGGCGAACAAGTGGCTTCACACGTACAGCGAGCCCGCGTTGAGTCTTTGGCAAGGTCATTGTCCCTTCTCGGGCTCGCTGCCGGTGATCCCGTTGTTCGCCTGTACTCGTTTGACGACCGCGCCCAGGTCCTCGCACGCCATCAGGCGGCGCTCCGCCTCCGCTCCGTAGCCGATCAGCACGCTCGGGCCTCCGCTGTTCGCCCCGTTTCGCGGCGCAGATCCATCCGGGTAGTGAAACGTCAACCGCCCTCGGAGGAAGAGAAGCGCAGTGGCGTAGGGCCACACGTGGCCGAAGAATGCGGCCGTCTCTGTCCGTGCGAAGACCAGCGCGATCGCGTTGCCGTGCAAAGCGCACCGATTAAGCCAGTCCTTCATCGCCGCGCCATAGGGCGGGTTGCACCAGACCAAGCCGCGCCACTCGCGGAGCAATCCGTTCTCGGTCCACGACTCGGCGGCGCACGGCCACGGTTGCGGGTCGCACGCGCACGGGTCCAGGTCGAACGGCCCGACGCGTTCGAGCAGCCAGCGCGGAGTGATCCACGAGTCTGTCGTAAGGATCGATCGCGTGTGAGATGGAGGGGCGATGCTCATGATTCAGAAGGCGAACCATCGCCTCCAGCGTACCCATCTGCCGGGGCGGCAGAGGGTCCGCTGAGGCTGTTGTTCGGACCATCTTCGACGCGACCGTGCATCATGTCGCTATATTCGCGGACACACCGGACGGCATCGCAGAGAAGTGCGATCAGTCCGTTGTCCGGCGCGAGCTTCTCCTGTTCCCGCCGTAGGTACACGCGGCAACGGTGCTCAAACTCATTATTGGAGCACGACATGCACCGACCTCCGACCGAAGGCAGCTCCGAACCATCGAGTGGAGACGTACCCTCAACCCGCCCAGAGTAATTTGTGCTCACGTGGTCTCCGAGCGGGTTTCGGGCCGCTCACCCGGTTTGTTGTGTGGAAAGTACGGCCCGCATCCGAACAGCTTAACCAACTCGGCCTCGCATTGTTCCGTGGTCATTCCGGGTGGTGGATTGTCGCGGTATCGGCAAACAGCACAGGTGCCATACTCGGCGATAATCGCAGTCTGTTGGCAGCCCTTGATCCATTTGCGCAAGCAACCCTGACACACAACCAGCCCGTGGACCGTACCGGAGTCCCGGCGCGGCGCTGTCGTGTTGGCGGCTGTCATGGGCGGGCCTCCGATCCGGTCACGGCATTGTTGGCATCCGACTCGTGTTTTCCATCAGAGTTGAACGAAACGCTGTAAAGAACAGACGCCCCGCACAGATGGCAGAACGTCTTCTTTGTTTCCGCTCCGCACTTCTTGCACACGCGGCGGTCGCAATCAGGATTGCCAACCATCGGCTGGAGACTACGGGAAGCCCGAGTCTCATCCGGGATGTTCGACGGATTGTGTTCACCGCACCAGTCAGTGGCCTCGACCGATGGGAATCCAGACGATGTTCCGCCCATCAGGAATCCGAAGAAGGCGGGCCAGATCATGCCGCCGCTCCCGCTCGTGATCCGCGTCGGAGCGTTCTTCCTGCATTCCTCGGCTTTGGAATCGAAGTACCGGCACGTCGAACAAGCCGGTGGAGGCGTATCGGCG